ATCCATGAGGGCCTGTTCATCAGCATCTAGTTTCATAACATTAGTGCTTCCACGATCAATGACAATTTCTTCGTCCATCTACTCTCTATATGGAAACTATTAATTAACCTTTAACGCATTTTTAAAAAATATATATATACATTATAAATGTATAACCTCAATCGCGCCAACCGAAATGCTCTCATCTCTATTTTCAGTCTAATTGCCGTGATTTTTGTACTTGGTATCTTCAAGACTACCAGTAACTATCAACCTAGACCAATCGTCATCAAGGCTATCAACGAGAAGTCTCTCTTTGACCTTGATCACCGTGTTGAGTGTGCTCCTGGTAATCCCAATGGTAGCCCTTATACCAAGAGCCTTACTCCAGGTGGCCTATGTGGTGCTCAAAAACTCGTGTCTGAGCAGGCGGGATATGAGATTGAGGATGGAATCGGTGGATCTTTAATCTAAGCTATTATAAATGGCTTTGGTTACTTCTTCCCAAACTATTCCAGATCTTGATTATGAATATCATGTCATAACTGTTGATTCCATTGGTCAAGACAGTGCTAATACTTTTACCTGTCACCTTCAGCAGCCCTTAAAAAATGTAGTTCAGGCTAGACTCCTCGCTGCTCATATTCACTCCAACGTCGTCACAGAACATTGCTATGTTTCTGTTGAAGAATTGGATACTATCTTTAACGACAGAGCTTCTAATGTTCTCACTGGACAGGCTCATCTGAGTATGCTCAGAGGTTCTTTCGCGAGTATCGTTACAGATAGTACTACTCACGAAGCTGGTAACTCTCTTATCAGCTTTAAGGATAACTACCCCATTATTAGTCAGTATGTGAATCCAATCCGAAGAATTGATCGTCTCAGTGTTACGATCAGAGATCAAAATGGTACCACTATCAAAAACTCCACAGATGATGGTGCCAACTTTTTAGTTTTTAGATTTGTGTGTAGAAAACCAAACTTGTAATTTTCTCCCTTTAAAGTAGTAATAAACATGTCTTCTGGTATTGTTCAATTAGTAGCAATCGGTGCCCAGGATGAGTACATCATGGGCAACCCGGAGATATCGTTTTTTAATTCCACGTTTAAAAGACACTCCAATTTTTCACAATCCGTTGAGAAGCAGACGATACGCGGAGATGTGAAAAATAACTCGATGTCAAGTGTTCAGATTGATAAATCTGGTGATATGCTTGGCTATATTTACCTCACCATAGATGATACCAATCAAGCTATAGACACTTCTCGTTGGGATCTTCTCATTGATAAGGTTGAACTGCTCATCGGTGGTTCTGTAATTGACAGTCAGGACTCTAATTTCACTGAAAACATTGCGATAGATACATTCGCTCAAAACGTTTCTAGATCCGCTATAGGTACACATGCAGGTGTGAGTGCACGTTCTTACTTTTACCCACTTCGCTTCTTCTTCTGTGAAGGTCCACAATGTGCACTTCCTCTCGTGGGTTTAAACTACCACAATGTGGAGTTGAGAATTTATTGGGGTAGTCTAGCCTCCAAATACAATTTTGAAATGTATGCAAACTATTACTATCTAGACAACGAAGAGAGGGGAAATATGGCTACCCGAACCCATGATCTTCTGATTACACAGGTACAAAAAAATATACCAGGTGGAGAGACCACACAAGATCTTATATTCAATCACCCAGTTAAATATATCGCATCATCCGATACAACTACTGATGGTGCCCTTACTTCACCAACAAATAAAGTAAAATTAAGCATAAATGGTGTTGAATTAACCAATTATAAATGGGGTAAACCCCACTTCATTGATGTGATGAACTATTATCATACAAATTTTGTAACCTCACCAGACTTCTTCCTCTACTCTTTCTGTCTTATGACAAGTTCTCTACAGCCAACTGGTACACTCAACTTCAGCCGAATAGAGTCAGCCAAAATCATGAGTGAAAATTTACCCATAAATGACCCAATTTATGCTGTCAATTACAATATCCTCCGTATACAAAATGGGATGGCAGGTCTTCTCTACGCAAATTAATTTACCACTCTATATTAAATGGTCAAGAACTTACCTACAGTAGAAAGATCTACCAAAGTTAGGTTTGGTAAGCATGTCCCAGATTCTATAGAACAGGAGGAAAATACTATCGTCTTCAATGCGAGTAATGTTTTAGTTCCAACACCATATAGTAACGCTGTGTATTTGTCACCAATCAGAAATAGGACTAATTATACAGCTCCAGAGATTGTACTTCTTATGTATGATCGTAATACTAAGGAGATCACAGAGTCTGGTGAGTCTGCAAATGCTCTCATCGGTGGTTCTACGCTTGATACTGTAGTCAATCGTAATAACGCCACATCAAATACTGTTCAATTCATAGGTGGGGGTATGTTAGAAAATGGCGTTTCTTTTGTCACCGATTCAAATATTGGTATTTCAAATTTACTCCCACAACACACCGTGAGTGTTGGCTCAAACCTCTATATTGATGATGTGGGTTCAAACGTGCTCGTCGTTTCCGGTAACGTAGCCATTTTAGATAGTCTCGTAGTTGACGGAAATCTTCGTGTAAACGGGGGTACCACTGTGATCTATACAGAAAATACTACGATTAGGGATCCTCTTATTGAACTTGGAACAAATAATGGATCGAGTGATACAACCCTTGATTTAGGTATTTTGATGCATAGACCACACGCGTTATCAAATGTAGTTATTGGTTACCGAGAGGACACTGATGAATTTGCTTTAGCTTATACAGACGCGAAACCAACTGATACCACATTTACCCCCAAGACTGATGAAGACATTAATGTACATGTGTATGGTCTCACCCATGTTGATGCTAATATTTACGCACACGAAGATGTCCTTGTCACTGGTAATACCTACATATCTGGTAATGTTGTAGCCTCCAAAGACTTTACACTAACTGGTAATACCTATGTAAGTGGTAATGTTGTAGCCTCCAAGGACTTTACTCTAACTGGTAATGCTTATGTAAGTGGTAATGTTGTAGCCTCTAAGGACTTTACTCTAACTGGTAATGCTTATGTATCTGGAAATGTCAGTATCACGGAGGAATTGACTGTTAGCAACAATGTGTATGCCGATAAGGACCTTGAGGTTGTTGGCAATGTTTACGTAGATGGAAATGTTGTAGCTTATAAGGATTTCACTTTAACCGGGAATGCCTATGTAACAGGTAATGTCGTAGCCTCTAAGGACTTTACCTTAACCGGTAATGCTTATGTATCTGGAAATGTCAGTATCACGGAGGAATTGACTGTTAGCAACAATGTGTATGCCGATAAGGATCTAGAAGTTATGGGTAACGTCTACGTTGATGGAAATGTAGTTGCCTCTAAGGACTTTACTCTAACTGGGAATGCCTATGTAACGGGTAATGTTGTAGCCTCTAAGGACTTTACTCTAACTGGGAATGCCTATGTAACGGGTAATGTTGTAGCCTCTAAGGACTTTACTCTAACTGGGAATGCCTATGTAACGGGTAATGTTGTAGCCTCTAGGGACTTTACTCTAAGTGGGAATGCCTATGTGAGTGGTAATGTTGTGGCTTATAAGGACTTCACTCTCACCGGTAACGCCTATGTGAGTGGTAATGTCACTGTGACAGAAGAATTGACTGTTAGCAATAACGTGTATGCCGACAAAGACCTTGAAGTCGTGGGGAATGTCTATGTTGATGGTAATGTTGTAGCCTACAAAGATTTCACATTAACTGGTAATGCCTATGTGAGTGGTAACGTCAACATCACAAATCAATTGACAGTCAGTGATAACGCCTATGTCACTGGGAACGTTCAAGTAACTGAGGCTCTCATTGTGAGTGGCAATACCCATCTTGAGGGTGATAATGTCTTCATCACTCACACAATGGACTTTTTGGATCCCACCACCGCCATTGTGACCGATCAGATCTCCAACGTCCAAATTCGTTTGGGACAATTGGAGAATGTGGCAAACACTGTTTCTAATCCACTCATAAATCAAGTACTTACCTATGATCAAGACAATAGTGAGTGGTCTAATGCATACCCCGATCAGACAATCGTTTTGGTTAAGAATACTTCTGGAGCGCCTATGACAAGAGGTCAAGCAGTTCATGTTACTGGTTCTAATGGAAATGACACGTTTCAGATTGAATTGGCAGATGCTTCCGATCCAACAAAGATGCCAGCAATTGGTATTGTTTATGAAGATATACCAATCAATGGACAGGGTGCCGTTGTTACATTTGGTAGAGCTAACGGAATAAGTGGAATATCTGGTTATACAAACGGTGACACACTTTATGTTGCAAGTGGTACTCCAGGTGGTTTAACAAATGTAAAACCGTACGGAGTTGATCTTGATCTCATTCAAAATATTGGTGTCGTTGTTAATAACAGTTCGGGTGTCGTGTTCGTGACAGGTATTGGTCGCGCGAATGATATTCCAAATGCGAGGATTATCACAGACTACAATGACATGCAATATGTCTATGTAAATAGCGAAAACAATGATTTGAAGAAGATTACTTCTGTGAACTTGAACATTCCACTTACAACAGCTGTGAGTAGTTCAAGCAATTCCGCGGCAAATGCGGTGACCCTCCGAGGTGTGAGTGTGACATCCGGTGATGGTTTCCATGGTGACCTCGTCGTTGCTGGAAATGTAACCGTTGATTCCACAACTCTCCACGTGGATGCAGAGAGTGATAGGGTTGGTGTGGGAACTATATACCCTGGACAGCCCTTAGATGTTAGGGGTGCCGCCAACGTGGGCGCCCTTGTTACAACATCTACCGTTATATCCGATGCAACTGTAGCTACTGATCAAACTACGGGTGCCCTCCAAGTGACTGGTGGTGTTGGTGTAGGAGGTGATCTCTATGCAGCCGATACAACACTGGATAGTGTTTCACCTTTAAATCTATCTGTTGGTACAGTGCCAATTACAGATGCAAACAAAAAATTAGTTGATTCTCTCATTAGCCAAAATGGAACTGGTAAATTAGTAATTACTGCAAATGTTGAAATTACTGGTAATATTTCTGTATTAGGTAACTCATTTTCAATTACATCAAACGACTTAATTATAAATGATCGTATTATTGATTTGGCTAATAACAATGTGTCGTCTACACTTGATGTTGGTATTCTCATGGAACACCCCGGTAAGAATATATTCATTGGTCATCATACCAGTCCTCATGATGACTTTTCTATAGGTTATACATCTAACGGATATGCCACGGATCACATAGACTGGAACGGTACAGATCATATCACAGCAAACATTTGGGGACACCTCATCACACAAAACACCGTGACAGTTGAATATGGTAATGTATACATCGTTGACGGTGGTCTAGGTATTGGAATCGGGGATGGTGAAGATGACAACACTCCAGATTCAAAGCTATATGTAACTGGTAATGCCCACGTTACTTCTAATATTTCTACAGATTCTAACGTTATTATCGGTGCCACAACTGAGGCCACTTCAACAACAACGGGTGCCCTCAAGGTAACTGGTGGTGTGGGCGTGCAAGGCGCCCTCTACGGCGCTGAAGCTTTTTTTGGTGGTGTAACTTCCATCACTAATTCCACACCTGTAACTAGTAAAACGGATGGTGCTCTCGTTGTAACAGGTGGTGTAGGTATTTCGGGAGACATTCATGCTACACACGCTAATCTAGAAGATGTTGAAGCGGACAGTGTTAACATCACAGATAGTACAAATTCTACAACAAAAGATACGGGTGCTCTCATAGTTCAAAGTGGTGGCGCTGGTATTGAACTAAACTTAAACGTCGGTGGTACGGGTAAGATTTGGGATGAGACAGATGCCACAACAACAACGTCTGGAGCTTTGCAAGTCGTGGGTGGTCTAGGGGTTGCCAAGACTATCTTCGCGGCGGACCTGTCATCTGGAAGTGTTAACATCACAGATAGTACAAATTCTACAACAAAAGATACAGGTGCTCTCATAGTTCAAAGTGGTGGTGCTGGTATTGAACTAAACTTAAACGTCGGTGGTACGGGTAAGATTTGGGATGAGACAGATGCTACAACAACAACAAGTGGCGCTTTACAGGTTGTGGGTGGTCTCGGTGTTGCCAAGACCATCTTTGCAGCGGATCTGTCATCTGGAAGCATTGACGTGACAGATACAACCAAATCTACAAGTACAACCACTGGTGCCCTAAAGGTTACCGGTGGTCTAAGTACACAAACAAATGTTCACGCCTCAAATGTTTACACTACAGGTGGTCTCATCACAAATACAGGGGGTACTGCAAAGAAAACATACTCACACACAGGGACTTTACCAACTAACGCGACTGTGGCAAATGCGACATTTGGTGTTGTTTTTTCAAACCATGTGTTTTATGCAAAAATAACGGCGACACTTGTTGAAGGTACTGCGACTGTAAGTAGTTTTACACAAGAATGTTGTGGTGGTCATATTACAGGTGGTACACCTGGTACGATAACTTTGGGTGGAACAACTGTAATTGGTCATAGTGCTTGTCCATGGAGTACAGTAGTAACAGCTAATACAACCACCGTCACATTCAAAGCAGACGAGGCTGTCGTGGGTAATGGATATTACGATATATTTGTTGAGTATCTCTCAGCACACACGGGTGGTAGAGTACTCAAGTTTACAGAAGGTGGGGTAGATGAGATTACATTTAATTATTAATTGTTGTAAATTAACCGCTTAAAAAAACGTAGTTATTAATAGTAGTGTCAATCATGACAACAAAAATCCAAACGTTCGGTGGTAATATTGGTATTGGTACGACCGATCCGGAAGATTTTAAATTAAACGTAAATGGGTCCCTCAAGACAAGTTCTTTAGTGGTTAATGGTGTAACAGATGCACAAGTACCTATAGGTTTACTCGGAATGTGGAGTGGTTCACTTGGCTCTATTCCATCGGGATGGGCTTTATGTAATGGGGCTTCACATACTCGAACAGATGGAGGGGGGTCTATTACGACCCCAGACCTAAGAAATAGGTTTATCAGGGGAGCTTATGGAGATGCTCCATCTCCGGTGGCAACGGGAACCAAAGCTGGTGCAAACAACGTATCACTTTCAACAGCCAACCTCGCATCTCATTCACATGGTGTGAGTGTTGTTGCGGGAAATGCAAATCACAATCATAATACAGCCCAGAGCAATATGGCACATGCTCACCCTGTGGGTACCACCCAAACACCACATAACCACGGTGAAACATCCAACACAAATACCCCACATAACCACCCTGATTCAGCGGATAGTTCTCCGTCGCCTCATAGACATTCCGCAAATGCGGCAAATATGCCTCATTCTCATAACACTCAAACCATAAATGCTCCTCATGCTCACAACGCTCCTGTCATAAACAATAGATCTTCACGCGGTGGGAACCAAGCCGTCGCTACTAGGACACAGGGTACCACAGAAACTTTCGGAGCGAACGCGGGTGGACCACATTCCCACAATGGCTTTCAAACAACCCCACAGCATGGTCACGCCTGCCCTAGCGCCAACGCCAATCATGGTCACAATACTGGAAGTGATAATTGGCCGCATAGCCATTCACTAAATACCGTTAACGCGAATCATAGTCACAATACTGGAGCTGGTAACGCACCACATTCTCACACTGTGAATGCCGCCAATGCACCCCATGGACATAACGCTAATTCAAATAATACCGGTCAAGGTACATCCTTTTCGGTTATAAACGTATATTACGCACTATTTTATATAATGAAGATTTAAGTATTTCGTAAATTAACCACTTAAAAAAACGTAGTTATTAATAGTAGTGTCAATCATGACAACAAAAATCAAAACGTTCGGTGGTAACATTGGTATTGGGACGACCGATCCAGGAGATTTTAAATTAAACGTAAACGGGTCCCTAAAGACAAGTTCTTTAGTGGTTAATGGTGTAACAGATGCACAAGTACCTATAGGTTTAATTGCACCATGGTATGGTTCACTTGGCTCTATTCCATCGGGGTGGGCATTATGTAATGGGGCTTCACATACCCGAACAGATGGAGGAGGGTCTATTGCCACTCCAGACCTAAGAACTAAATTTATCAGGGGAGCTAATGGAGATGCTCCATCTCCGGTGGCAACGGGAACAGGGGGTGGTAGTAACAACGTGACGCTATCAGCAGCCAACCTCGCATCTCATTCACACGGTGTGAGTATTAGTCAGGGAAATGCAAATCACACTCACGGAGGCAGCCAAACTGGTCCACAACACACTCATGGTGGAAATTCTAACAGCTCCAACGCGCCTCACAACCACGCTGACACAGGTCAGACTGGTGTTAATCACAGTCATGGTGCAAATTCTAACAGCTCCAACACGCCTCATAATCATGGATCTACCCAAAGCGACGCAGCTCATGGACACGGGGTCAACACCAGCAACGCAGCTCATACTCATAGTATCAGGGATGGAGGTGGGTACGTTAACGGCCGTCCAGGCTCAACGGGGTACTTTGGACATGAGCAGAGTCAAGTAGTATCTACCTATTCCAACGCACCTCATAATCACGGTCGTTCAACTAATACCCAATCACCACATTCTCACGGTGTGACTGGTTACGCCAACGCAGGACCTCATACTCATACGGTACAGAATGCCAATACACCTCATCATCATAATACATCAAATAATAATGCACCTCATAATCATAACACACCCCAGGTTAACGCACCACATTCTCACACTGTGACTGCCGCCAATGCACCCCATGGACATAACGCTAATTCAAATAATACCGGTCAAGCTACATCCTTTTCGGTTATAAACAGGTATTACGCACTATTTTATATAATGAAAATTTAAGTATTTCGTAAATTAACCACTTAAAAAAACGTAGTTATTAATAGTAGTGTCAATCATGACAACAAAAATCCAAACGTTCGGTGGTAACATTGGTATTGGGACGAACGATCCGGGAAATTTTAAGTTAAACGTAAATGGGTCCCTCAAGACAAGTTCTTTAGTGGTTAATGGTGTAACAGATGCACAAGTACCTATAGGTTTAATTCAATTGTGGTATGGTTCACTTGGCTCTATTCCATCGGGATGGGCATTATGTAATGGGGCTTCACATACCCGAACAGATGGAGGAGGGAGTATTGCCACTCCAGACCTAAGAACTAAATTTATCAGGGGAGCTGATGGAGATGCTCCATCTCCGGTGGCTGTAGGAAGCGGGGGTGGTAGTAACAACGCGACGCTATCAGTAGCCAACCTCGCATCTCATTCACACGGAGTTAATGTTGCTCAGAACAATACACCTCATGGTCACGGAACCACTGGAACAACTAACGCGCCTCACAACCACTCACTCGCGGGTGCCAATACACCTCATAGTCATGTCGCTCAGACCACCAACGCCAATCATAATCACGGATTGGACCAGTCAAACGCAAACCACGATCATAATGCTTATGCTCAGGGAGGTGCAGCACATAATCATAACACGAATAATGATAGCCTCTCACCTCATACCCATAGGAGGCCAAACCAGGGACTCACCGGTCCTTCCCCCCGCACCTCTTACCTGGCGACGCAGCGGATGCAAAGTTGGAGAAACAACACTCAAAGAAGTGGTAATAATAACATGCCACATAATCATATACTTGACGGTACGCCTGGTCAACAACATTCTCATAACACTAATGCTTCCAACGCGAATCATTATCACGGGTTAGGATCCAACAACACGCAGCATTCTCATGAAGCTACCGGATCCGACAATTTGCCACATAGTCACACACTGGGTCAGGGTGGTGCACAACACTCTCACGGTGCCCCTGCCGCCGATGCACTCCATGGACATAACGCTAATTCAAATAATACCGGTCAAGGTACATCCTTTTCGGTTCTAAACGCATATTACGCACTATTTTATATAATGAAGATTTAATACATTTTAAAAATAAAAGTCTTATTATAATATAAATGTCTGGTGGTATCGCCCAACTCGTCGCTGTCGGTGCTCAGGATGCGCACCTGGTCGGCTCGCCCGAAATCAGCTTTTTTCGCTCTACCTACAAGCGCCATACAAACTTCTCCCAAACCGTGGAACGTCAGGTGATCCAGGGTAACGTCTCCAACAACGGTATGTCTACCGTGCGCTTCGAGCGCAAGGGTGACCTTCTCAACTATGTGTACTTTGTTCCCAACAATGGTCTCAAAACCCAAGCCGTGGCGGATTGGACCACGATGATTTCCAAGGTTGAACTTCTTATCGGTGGTCAGGTGATTGATGAGCAGGACTCTACCTACTCCACCCTCATCGCCCCCACCCTGTCAGCGACCTCTTCCTCTAAGTCCGTCGCTGGTGGTCTCTACACTGGTGCCGCCTCCGAGAGCTTCTACCCTCTCCGCTTCGCCTTCTGTGAGAACTGGCAGACTGCTCTCCCACTCATTGCCCTCCAGTATCACGATGTGGAGCTTCGCATCACTTGGGGTTCTGCGGCGGCTGATAACAGCTTCAAGTGGGATATCTACGCGAACTATGCGTTTCTTGACACCAACGAGCGTGATTACTTCGCCTCTACCCCCCAGAATATGATCATCACCCAGGTGCAGAAGGCCACTGCCTCCCGTGCCAAGATCCAGGAGCTCAACTTTAACCACCCCATCAAGTACCTCGCGGCTGCTAACGCCTCTGGTGTGAACATCCTGGCCGACGATGGTACCTACGATAACAAGGTTAAGCTTCAGATCAACGGTACCGACGTTGCTGACTACAAGTTTGCCAACCCCAACTTCAACACTGTACCTCTCTACTACCACACCACGAACTCGGGTTCCGCGGTCGCTTCTCCCACCGTTGAGAAACTCTTCGTGTACCCATTCTGCCTTGAGACTGGTAAGATTCAGCCCACAGGTACCCTCAATTTCAGTCGCCTCGATACCGCTCGTATCGTGAACGATCGCCAGGATTCCAACGATGACATCTACGCGGTCAACTACAACGTCCTCCGCATTGAGAATGGTATGGGTGGACTTTTATATTCTAACTAATTAATAACCCACATGTGGAACTTAGTATTTCTCATTGCCATCGTATTTGTATTGACGTATGATCCTAAATCCAGGACACTTGAAAAGTTTGTTGGTCAACCTGTAGCACCAACACAAAAGTCTTGTGAAGATACGCATTACCAATCCGTTCAATTTGCCAAAAGTCCTTATGAATGTCCAATTCCAGGAAAAACACAGATGGGAGTCATCGTGTAGAATACTTAAAAAGAAGGTATGTATTTAAGGTATAATGATTCAGATGGACCGTGAAACTCTTATGATGGTGGCTACTATTGTGGCCATCGCAGGCGTTATCTTTCTTTTTAAAGAGGTGAACAAGGCTAAACAGGATGTTGATAATCTCAAGAATTTTTCAGCTCAGCTCATTCAGAAACTCAGTGCTCCGGTACCAACTCCTCAAGTTGAATCTACTGAGGAACCAGGTGATACTAGTGAAGAAAAGGTAGAGGAATAAACATATCCGGTTATTATAACTTGCGAATGCGCAATGAAAAAATACAAAGCTATAGCGATACCGGTTAGTTTTGCCGATGAAAAACCTCGGTTTCTAACAGTTAGAGATCGCAGATTTAAGGATTGGATATTTGTCACAGGAGGATGCAGGAGAAGGGAGATTTTCAACCCCATTAGATGCGCCCTCAGGGAATTAGAGGAGGAGACCCGTGGTGTAGTCTCACTAAAAAATGGTGAATATACAGAGTTTAAGTTTACAGTGAAAGAGAGTCCCACGGTAGATTTGGAATATAATGTATTTATATTTTTTGTTGACTATACATCGGGTCAACAAAACACTCTCGTTAAGAAGTTTTACGATGAGAAGCAAAAAATGAATCTCAGGAAAATTCAAAAGCAACCCATAAAGAAAACATATGACGAGAATGATTATATGAGTTTTGACACTATCGAAGAATTTAACTCACGAAAACAATGGAAACTCATCATTGACAACGTTGTAAAAAACCCACAGTTTTACTCATGTGTGACTTCTCTTAATAGAAAAACCTTTTCTATTAAGTAGAATGAAGTCTAAGGCTTATATATTAATGCAGATCAGAGATCTCCTCGCGAAGAACAGGGGTCTCTGTGATGAAGAAGTTGACGAGTGGATGAAAGAAAATGATAAAAAGACCGTATACGAACTTTTAACGCTAAAAAAGGAACTTTCTCAAAACCGGGAGTATCATGATGTCTCATGTATGAGATGGTTTAGAGAAGAGGAACAATAACAAGGTATGTTTAAAAAGTGGTGCAGTCAAAATAATTTTAACAATGCAACCAATCTATCGCATGTGCTCATGGACGGAGGTGTTCTTTCTGTGCCATTCGATAAATTGAATGACTTCTACGAGAAGTATATAGAAGCTGTCAAGAAGGGAGAGAAACTCTACGTCGTTGAACAGAAGACGGGCACGTACAATTTCTTCGTTGACATTGACTATAAGGATGAAAGAGCCTTAACCCTAGAGGAGATTCAGGATATATGTAAAGTCATCTGTGATAAAGTGAAACGTCACGGTGGTAAAGAGTGTCTCATTTCTATTTCACCTCCCAAAAAGGCGGGTACCCTCGTAAAAACTGGTGTACACCTCAACTGGCCAGGGTACGTCGTTGATCAGGCTTCAGCCCTAGCGTTGAGAGAGCATATTCTCGTAGCACTCTCAAAAGCGAAGGGGTCTGTAGATTGGAATGAGATTGTGGATTTAGCTGTGTATGGTGACATTAGAAGAAAGTCTAAAGGGAGTGGATTTCGTATGCCATGGTCCCACAAGATGGCTAAGCATCAACCGTGTGGTGGTCAGGGTTGTGAAGAGTGTAGTGGTACGGGTAAAATCATTCAGGTTGCTTATCTCCCTGTTTTCATGTATAAACATGGACCTTTGAGTACCCTTCTCAAGATTGATCAGCAACCTAATATTGATATCCTCAAGATGTCCGCTGTACGAACAAATGAGCCTCAACACATAACGGTAGAACCCCCTTCTAAAGTTATCAAGGAG